AAAGAACCATCTAAAAAAAAGTAATTAGGGCGAGGATTGCCATCTGGATGAGCTATCATAGTGTAGAATCCAGGGGACTAACTTTTCCATATGAAGCGAAAAGTCCGACTCTTCGCAAGACCATTACTTACGATGAAGATGAACTATGGGAAGAGATCGATAGGATCCTTGTCGAGAATGAAGGTAGTAAATACTCACCTGGCACTGACCTATATTACAATTTGGTCTTATGTGCTGATTCAGCCTATTTCAATGACCAGGAAACATATATGTTCATAGAAGAATATATGTCCATGAAAAAGTTCAACATACCCTTGGCTAGTAACATAGATGATGCAGATTATGAGAGAGTAGTCATCTTTTCGGCTATAGATGATGAATATCAAGCAATATTAAGGAAGGAACAGGATGGCAAGAAATAGTTTCGACATCAATATAAACCTTAAAGGTTTTCCAAAGGCACATCAACAATTAAACAAGACCAAAAAAGGTCTAGAGGATATGCGTACATCCACATCTGGGCTTAGAAGACAGGTTGGTGCATTAAGAAACAATATCTTGTTATTCTCATTTGCAGTTGGTGGTGCGGCAGTCTTTGTGAATAAATTTGTAAATGCGGCTGCGGGATTTGAGTCAGTAAGAGCAAGATTAGTTGGACTTACTGGTGGTGTTGATGAAGCCAATAAGGCTTTTGATAGATTTAATGCTGTTGCGGGTACAACTCCTTTCCAATTACAGGATGTAGTAAAGGCTGGTGCTCAATTAGAAGCGTTTGGTGTTAATTCAAAAGCAACTCTTTCTTCTGTTACCGATCTGGCTGCGTTCATGGGAACCACAGCAACCGAAGCAGCAAGTTCACTAGGTCGTGCCTTCGCAGGAGGGGCAGGGGCGGCTGATATTTTGCGTGAAAGAGGTATACTACAATTAATTAAAGATTCTGAAGGCATTGAAGACCTTACGGATCTAACACTTCCAGAATTTAGAAAAGCACTGATTGGTGCATTGACAGATCCAGATGGTCGCATATCTGGTAGTGCAAAAAGACTTTCGAATACATATGAAGGTGCAGTTAGTAATATGCAGGATGCGGTTGTAAGGTTTCAGGCAACCATTGGTGATATGCTTATTCCAACTTTAACAGACTCAGTAAAGTGGGCAGAAAAATTCTTGAGAGGTTTTAATAAAAAAGAGATATTGGAAGCGGCAACAGCAATATCCATAGTAGCAACCACATTTACTGTCTATAAGATATCAGCAGATCTTGCAGCTGGTGCTACATTGAAGTTTCAAAAATCACTTAAAAGAATAGGGATGGCTGGACTTGCAATGTTATTAGGACTTGCAATAGATAAGATGCTTGAGTTCACAGGAGCATTTGAAAGTGTAAATGAAGAAACGAAAGACTTTCAAAAAGAATTAGAGGATGCATCTAAAGATCTAAAAGAATACAAGAATTCATTAGAAAACGCAACCGAAGCAACAAAAGAATTAGATGAGGAAACTAATGATATTACTGGTAGTTTAGAGAAAAAAGTAATATCACTTAGACTCCAAGCGATGGCCTTGGATGGAGCAGGGACAAAAACATTGGCGTTAGTAGAGCATGGTGCAAAGTTAAATAAACAAGATTTTATTCATATCAATACTATTGATAGACTAAAAAAAGCCATAGATGAGGTGAATAAAGCAAATGAAAAAAGGGAGAGTCTTGAAAAAAGATCAAGTGAACGTAAGGCGTTAAGCATAGCCCTTGATTCTGATATTAGCAGATCGGTTAGATTGATGAGTGTTTTACGACAAAGTGAGAACGATAAGATAACAGAAAACATAGAGAAAGAAACATTAAGACTTGATACCATATCTCAGATACAAGATGCATTAGACCTTAGTGCTACTGGTATTGCTCCACTTGTAAATGGTCTAGATATAATGAATACTGAACTAGACAAGAACGCTAATGCCTTCAAGTTAGTAAATGGAGATGTAATATCATTTGGTAAGGAAAATAATGAATTAGTACAAAAGATCATTCTATCTGCTCAAACCATGCAAATATATAATGATGCTTTAAATGCTAATGCAGAAGCACAGAGCAGGGCAAAAGAACAAGCCCAGGCAAGAATACCAATAGAGGAAGTTCTTCTAGATAGACAAATACAACTTCTTGAAAAACAAGCAATGATCACTGCTGGTATGGTCAGCACTGAAAAACAAACCAATAGCACAGCGGGAGCGATCAATTTATTAGCAGGAGCAATGCAAGGGTTAAAAGGTGGCACAAAAGATGCAGGACAAATGTTTAGTGTGTTTTTAAGAACGGTTGGTTCGATGATGGCACTTGCACCAGGTGGACAGGCGGGTGGTGCATTATTAAATTTACTATCTGGGTTTGTAGGCCATACAGGTGGGCTAATAAAGAATAATGGTATCCAAAGATTTGCTACAGGTGGAATGGTTCAGGGTCAAGACAATATACCGATCATGGCACAGGCAGGTGAATTCATCATGCGTAGAGAAGCGGTCCAGAATATTGGTGTACAGAATCTTGCAGACATGAATCGATCAGGTCAAGGTGGTGGTGTAACTGTTAATATTTCAGCACCTTTGGTTGATGAGACAGTGATCGATCATATTATCCCAGCAATAAATAAGGCCACAAATAGAGACCTTGCATGAGTCTTACTTTACCTGCCATATATAGTGCATCTGCTACAAGTGCCAACTTGGTCGAGAATTGGATCGTGCAACTTTACTACGGAGATGAGAGTAACTTTACACCAATAGCATTAAGTGATACAACAGTTGGAAGTGTATTTTATCATGGTGTGATCACCAACAACAATATAACTATCCGTAGTTCCCTAGATCTTGCTAGGTCAAAGGCGAAGACAGGGAATGTTAGATTAGATCTTGCCAATTTCACATATAAAGGTGATGATTTCTCGGCAGAATTATTTGGTGGTTCTAATGCATATCTTAATAGGACCGTGAAGATATATTCTCAATTGAATAACAATGATACCTTATCTAATTGTCTACAGATATATCATGGTCGTTTAGTAGACCTATCTCATGATAACGATACGATCAGTTTAATGATCACTGAAAGATCACCTTGGGATCATATTGAAATACCTCAGACCAAGGCAAGTGATACAAATAAATATTTTCCAGTGTCCTATGGAAATTATACTGCTAACAGTACCACTCAGGACTATAGAACCAATATGACAATGTTTCCGATCCCAGTCAATGAGATAAGAAGTGATGAGGTATTTGCTTTGACTGGTATCCATAGTATATCAAGTACGGCATATCCACACCATTATGATCGCAATTTAGATAGATTCTTACCAGTGTATGTCGATGACTTCTCAAATTTTGATACCGCCAATGAGAGTTATAAAAATGGATACGCAGTTCGTGCCTATTACAAGATCCCAAAGAAATTCAAGATGAAACCTGTAGAGAATGCATCTACAGATACTTGGACCAATGGAGATAATGCCATTGATACTCCACTTGCCAATGAAACAAGTAGTTATGCACAGATCATATTATCGCAGACCAATGCTGGTACTACAACTAAATATTATAAAGCGAAATGGTTAAGACCAGACCATAAGGTTGATGCTGCGACCATGACCATCTTATATGCGTGGACCATTACTCGTGCAAACATTGTTGATGGTACTCAAAGATGTCATTTTAGAAATGAGACCTGGTCGTTCAATGATGATTTTGATAACACAGATAATGCATCTAGAGAAGATGAAAATGGCACAACATCTGTTACTACACAGACAGACACAAGCGCAGAGATGGTCTCATCATTCAATAGTGCGAATGGATGGACGGATACAACCCAAATTGAGGTAAGGAATGCGGTCAGTGGTGTTAATCCAGGTACTTGTACATTTACACCCAGACTATATGATGTCAGGTGTAGTGTATCAACAGAAATAGATTTCACAGACAAGGATCAAGGATTTCAAACTTTAAAAAGCATTGAGTATCTTTATTGTGGTGGTGATGGACTGACCAAGAGTTATGATAGTGGCAGTGGCACTGCGACCTGTGGTCTAGAAGCACATCGTGATCTTTTGGTGAGATTCACTGGCTATGATGATACGGATGCGAATATATACAATTGGGCAAGTAACCTGGATGTGGAAGATGCAAGAATTGATACTGCCTGGAACATACGAGCCTGGGTACTAGAACCTACACCATTAAAAAAGATATTGGATAAGATACAATATGAATTTGGTTTCATATTCAAGTTTAGGGCAGATGGAGTTGGGTCTTATTGGTATATAAAGAATTCATATAGTTCTGGTGATGTGGCCCAAACATTGAATGCCCATGACATAGATAAACTACAAATATCTACCACACCATTCTCTGAACTGATCACAAAGATGGAAATTAGCTATGAGAAGCATCCTGCACAGAGTGGTCACATAAGTAGTGTTACGGCAGAGGATTCTACGAACTCAACTCGTTCTGGCCTTAATATTGGAGCAAAGGAAAATATTCAACAGGTAAGTTTGGATTACAATGTAAATAAACCAGGAAATGCAGACCCTGGAGGTGGAGATCCAAATGATGGTTTCGCAGACTACTACATGAACATATATGGTGACATAAAGAAAATAATATCATGTGACATTGTTAATCCTGCTAAGGGATATTCATTAGAGACTGGTGATATCATACAATTTTCTAATAGCGCAGGAGATATGCCCATTGAACCCTTTGGAGATAATTGGGCAGATTATTACATGATAACAAGTTTACAACGATCACCAGGTAAGGTGAGAATAACAGCAAGAGAGGTGGGATAATGGCTAACATGAATGTCAGAACACCAAGGTTTTACATAGATTACATACAATATCTATTGAGTAGAGGTGTGGCACAGAATGGAAATTTTGATGTAGTAGCAACTGGAGGATCGGGTGCAA